GATCATGTTGCTGAAATGTATGAATATACCGTTGATTCTGATGGGTACAATGCATTGACTGCAATTTGCCTCAATGCATTGTTTTCGTTCGAGCAATGTGAAGATTTTGTATATCAAAAGCCTGCTGGTATGCCTTCTGGTTTTGCCGGCACTGGACATTATAACACCAAAGGACATGTTATGTTGGTTTATATGATTTATCTTATGCTTTGCGAGAAATTTGGAAAAAAACAGTTCCAAAATTGGCATTCGTTCAGACAGTTTGTTCTTTATTATGTTTATGGTGATGATTTGGTCGTTGTTGTAGCTGAATTTGTGGAAGATTGGCTCAATGCTGAGACCTTTATGGAGGTTTATGCTGAGTTGGGCTGGCCTTGCACAATGGCTGACAAATTTGGTGAGTTTAGAAAATTGAAACCCATTACTGAGTTGCAATTTCTTAAGCGAACCTGGGTCCCCGATGAAACCATCATTGGAAAGTATAATATGTTGCTTACTGATAATACTATTCAAAGGTTGTGTGAATATTATCGTAAAAGTCCTACTCCCAAACAACAACAGTATGAGAATTTCTGGTCCTACTTGGAATTTTCCTATTATGGGGGACAAAAGTATTATGACGATAATTTGTTGAAGTTGAATGTGTCGTTAAAAAAGTGTGGGTGGAACACACTGCAAATCGATTTCTGGCAAATGGCTAATATAGTGAATTCACGTATTATCCCTGATTTGCAAAAAGGTGAAAACAAGAACGTTTACCTGATTCCACAATATAGTAGTGATAGTTACAACTATACACCTATTCCGGTCGCTACTTTTAAAATGGAGGGACGTAAGTCTGTCGAGAAGATCCCCCCACTAATTCCGGAATATCAATACGAACAAGAGTTTTTTATTGAACCTAACATGCTCCCTATGGAAGAAGAGGAGCCGTTTGAATCATTGTTCGAGCAACAAATGTACCATGAGCATATTCAGCATGCTAATTTGCATCCTGAGCATCCCCATGAGTATTATGTGTCGCTATACCAACCACCTCCAGAAACATTCCCAAATCCATTTGTGGTATGTTATCTGTGCTTCCTGGCATTTCTTGCCATCCGTTTCTGCTACCTTTTCTACCAGTGACCTTGATAA